AATTTACAAGGGTATCCCTTATTGCGACATAGATTTAGATAAAGCAATTCAATTTGAAAAAGAAGAGGCTAAAAATGGCTGATGATTTACAAGCAGGACTTACCGACCAAGAGTTCGCCTGTCTGTTGATGAGGTCTTGCGGAGTATCTAATCTAGTTGGGGCTTTAGGTTATGCCCATGCGGAAGAGTGTGGATTTTGTCAGGGGACAAAACAGGTAGACCCTAGAAGCGTAAGGAGGTAGAAAATGGTTTTAGATACAGGAACAATGCTCGCAATAATTATTGCGCTCGCTGGCTCTTGCTTTGTTATGGTTGTTGGTATCAGGGCGCAAGGTCAGTTGCACCGAGTAATAAACAAGAAAAATGAAAAGATAAGATTTCTTGAAGGAGAAATCTCTAGACTAAGGAGAGATAAAGTTGAAAGTCGCTAGTATTCAAGACGAAGCAGTAAAGCTTTATAAGAGCGGTCTATCTATGGAGGCAGTCGCTAAAGAGTTAGGGGTTGCCTACCGAACTGCAAGAAAAGCCGTCTATTCAAAAGGGGTAGAGGCTAGAGACCCTTCTGCAAGGCTAGTTGGTAGGACGAGTCCTACTGGAAAAAAAGCAGAGCCAAAAAAGAAACCTTCTAATAAAAAAAGAAAGAGGTAAAAAATGGATCTAAAAAGAGTTGTTTGGACTGCGGTAATCTCTATGATACTTGCCGTAGGCTCAATAATTGCTGGACTACAAGGAGAAGACAGTCTTGTTTTGTCTCTTGGACTAAGTTCTATCGCTCTTGCAACCCTTTCAGCAAGGGAAAGACGCTAGGCGCTCGCAAGTCTCTAAAAGTGTGCGGAAGGGCTAAAAACAGTCCTTCCTGCACTTTTTTTGGGGCATTTAGGGATTTTTATAGATCTAGCACGCTCAGCAGGGTTTTTAAGCGTAAAAAATAGTTTGAAGACACGCTTAATGCGGATTTGACGAGTGGACTTTCCTGCATTTATGCTAGAGTTTATACAGTAAGAACTAACGACACAAGGAGATTTACGAATTAGACACTTGAAGTAAGGCTATCCCCTAAGAGGCGATGGTCGGGTTGGCTCAGTTAGCAACCTTGTCCCCGTAACCTAACAAAGGAAAAACCAAATGAACCCAACTCTAAAGACCCCTGAAAAGGTGCTGGCGCTGTTGTCGCTCATGATAGTTCTATCATCAGGAGCAGTAGCAGTAGCGGTAGAGAATAAAGTCCAAGAGGTTGTCGCAACAGAGCAAGTGGCAACGCAAGCAGTAGCAGTAGTTCAGTTAGAGCCAGTCAAAAAGACTAAGCCTCTGTCCTACTTTGAAAACAAGACCAACCTTACCGACATTGAGTTGGTGTGGCTTTTAGAAGCAGTTGGCTTTGAAGGTCAAGAACTAAAAGAAGCTTGGGCAATAGCCAAGAAAGAAAGTAATGGTCGCCCCCTAGCCTTCAATGGAAACACTCTCACAGGAGATAACTCCTACGGTATCTTCCAAATCAACATGATAAACAGTCTTGGAGAGGATAGACGAGAGAAGTTTGATCTTTCCCATAATGCAGATTTGTTTAACCCTGTTGTAAATGCTCAAATTGCTTTCCACATGAGTCAAGGTGGAGAGGTTTGGAGAGCATGGCACATAGGTAAAGACGCTTATACTAGTAGTAGTGGAAGTCACTACGCTAAGTTCAAACAATGGCTTGGCAATTTCCCCACAGAAAAGAAGTGAGACTATGAGCGAGCAAGAAAATCTTATGCCGTTGCTTGGTTCTGTAGCACCTTCAACTAATGAGCAAGCGCTCTCTTTCGAGTCCAAGCCAGTAGAGGTTGAAGAAGTTAAACCAGTAGCAGTAAAAGAAGAACCAAAGAAAGAAAAGAAAGCCCCAACTTTTCAAGCTAATCCTGAAAAGTATGTTTATCTTTCTGCATTAAAAGTAAATGCTTATGAAGGCAACTCCGAGTCAGTCAAGACAGTTCAACTTCGGTTGAGTGATTTAGGCTTTAGTTCAGTAATGAACGATAAGTTTGGTCGTCTTGAAGAAGGAGCAGTTGAAGCGATCAATGCTTTCAGAAAGTCCAAGGGACTTGATGAATGCGGTTGCTTTGATGAAGAAGTCTTGGCTTATCTTTTTCAAGGTGAGAGCGTTGGAGTTCTTCCTTAAATAAAGACAACAAAAAACCCCCTGCCTTTTGGTAGGGGGTTCTTTGCTTTAGTTCTTATGCTTGTGCAAAAAGTTCCAACAAGCGGTCAGCATAGTCAGAGTCAAGACCTAGTTGCTCGCCTTCATCATCTGTTCCACCTGCGATAACTACATCTCCCACAATTACATCTGGGAAGTTAGGAAAGTTGGCTAACCAAATTTCGGTTGCTCTTTCGTTAATTGGAAGTTGCATTAACTTTCCTTCTTCGTTCATAAAAAGTGTGTAACCACCTTCAAGAGTTTTTGCTTCAATGTATCCACCTACCGCCATTTGAAGTGTTACAAGTTCGTTGCTATCTGCGGTTAAGTCGATCAAAGAAGCCTTGCCCTCTGTTGTTAATTTAATTGCTGTTTTCATTTTGTCTCTCTCCCTATAGTGGTAATTGGTTTCCCACTAAGAAAATAATAACCTACCTTCCTGCATTTTGCAACAACACGCCAAAAGAAAAACCCCCCTATTTCTAGGGGGGTTCTCTAGGGAGTTGGCTACTTCACTACGGTAGCCCTGCCGTCCTCAAGTTGCATGAGGAAGTCTTTAACTATTGCAAGAGCGTCCTTGCGTCCCTGTAGTCCTCTAAACTTTGGAAGATGTAGAGGGTCACCAATAAGACGAGAGAAGATACGGAGAGCAGGTTCTCTAGTCATTTGCATTTTAGTTTTGTTGCCGTAAGTATCGATTTCAATTTGTAGCGCCATTTCAATTAAAGATAATTGAACTGGAGTGATTTCTAGTGTTGCGGTCATTGCTAGTGTTGTCATTTTATTTCTCCCTTTTGTGAAGTCCCCTTGACCTCACTAGGAAAAGAATAACCTACTTTCCTGCACTTTGTCAAGATCAAAAGTAAAAGCTTTTGCGGTGTGTCTTGAAAAAGAAAAAGCCCCCCTTGGATAGGGGGGCTAAGTCTTGCGGTTACTTGGTTAGGAGTAAGTCCAAGATTTCGCCGTCTGATAATTTGCGGTAAGGGTTCTCATAAGAGTTTTGGTTCTCTTCTGTGACCTTTACTTCTTGAACAACTGCATTCATTTCCTTTGCATTCTTTGCGGTCTGTGAGATTAAGTCACTTGCACCTGATGCGGTATCAACATGGAAGTTGTAGTTTGTTTCTTTAGTGATAGTTCCTGTTGAAGTTGTTTCTGTGTATTTAACTGTTATTGATACTCCATAAGACATTTGTTTCTCCCTTTGTGTTATTGAAGCCCCTTGCTCCAATAAGTAAAAGATACCCTACTTTCCTGCACTTTTGCAAGTCTAAACAAGATTTTTTATAGATGACTAGTTATAGTTTTAGAGGGTTACTAGTCAGTAACTTTTTTCTATAAGACCCACTAAGTTACTAGTGAGTAGTTTATAAGACTCAATAAGTTACTAGTAAGTAAATTACTAGTAAGTAAGTTACTAGTGAGTAAGAGTTAAATGTTTAAAAAAAAAAAAAAAAAAAAAAAAAGCTTTTAAGAAATTAAAAAATAAAAAGGATTAAGAAAAAAGAAATAATAAAGATCTTTAAAAATAACCTAAAAAACAATAAAAAATTAGTTCCTTGCTTTGTCTTTAGGTTTTTTTATAGTAAAAAAGATTATTTTTAGGGGGTAAAAAATAAAAAGATTTTTTTAGAAAAAAGGCCCGGAACGATTTGCAGAATTGCCAAAAACATACATATCCTTCTCCGGGGTCAAAAGCAAAATATGGAAAGGTTCATATATTTAGCTATTCCGTACAAGATTAGGCAGACTATCTTTTCGTACACCCTTTAAAAAGTCGGTACAATAGGACCATGCTTAATCCACCAAAACTTCCCATAGAGGAGGTTATGTTCCTCTCTACGCTCACACGCTCAGAGATGGAGTCCCGCCTACGCGGACTGTGGAAAGCTGGATGGTCCTTAGGAGTCATAGGAAGCTCTCTAAGCCCCGCTGTGCCTAAGACCACTATTCATTTCTGGGTTCGTAGAGCGCCAGACGTGAAGCAGTTGAGAGCACTCCCTCTACCCCCACCTAAATCTCTTACAACCTCAGTTCCAACCAAACATGCCCCTCGCCTCAGATCTGTTTCTCCGGGCGTCCCTCCAGAGCTAAGGATTCGACTCCGTGAGCTATCTGCCCTATCAAAGCGTTATAGAGCAAAGACTTCTCCTACTAGCCCACTAGCTCAGGCAAACAATGAATTAACTCAGATTGCTAGGCAGCTAAAAAATCGTGGAGTGCCTACCGCAGCCATTGCTGAAGCCGCTGGGGTTACCTACCGAGCTATGGCAAGGCGTCTAAGTCAATGAGTAGACTCTATAAAACCAAAACAGGTACTTACAAAGATACAGAGCTTGTTGTAGTTGTTTGGAAGAACCCTAAAAAATCTAAAAGACCTCAGTCACGATCTCTCGAGACTATGTCTGCCCCTAACTCAAGCTACCCTATGGCTTTCCCCTTAGTTTCTCTTAAAAATCATTATGCTTGGAAGAGCGCAAAGCATGTAAAAAGTTCAGAGGACTTTGATTCAAGCATTGAAGATAGTTCTAGAGAGGCTCCAATTATGCTTGACCTACAACTAGCAGGTTACGCATTGGGCTGGAATGATTTTTATATCCCAGAGGAATATACAGAGTTTGGATTAAATACTTGAGAGCAGTTTCGGATGTTTTTCCAGCCCTAGTCTGGATAGCTCCACCCAATTCAATTGGGTTAGATGAACTTTCAATACCTGGAAAATCACCTGAAGGAACCCGCAAAGTTGATAGAGTTCGAGTAGTTGTTTTTGGCGATAGCATTTTGATAGCGCAAGACTCTCCACAAGGTCCTACACTTGTCTTTAGAGAGAAATACACCCATAGACATGTCGACGGGAAGCTTCAAGCAGTTTTAACAGAATCTGGAAAGGTCATAGCTTTTATCAAAGATGCCAGCTGCGGCTGCGGATCAAGATTAAGAGCTTGGAACCCCTACGGACAGAATAGTTCGGTCTACTCAAGTGAGGATCCAATGGAATGACAGATATGACCCTTCTTCAGTTTCTACTTCTTGGGCTAGGCACTTATCGTGTGACTCGCTTGATAACAAGGGATACCATTACAGCCTCCCTTCGTAATGCTTTTTGGGGTAAGTTTCCGCCAGAGTCTTCTCGACTAGGTTATTTATCTACTTGTGAGTGGTGTTTTAGCGTTTGGATAGGATCAGGGTTCGTAATTTCGGCTATCATTATTCCATCAGTAACTTATATAGTTGCTACAGTTTTTGCTGTATCTGCTATTGCGGGACTGTTGACTGCATATGAAGATAAGTAAGACTTCATATTCCGTAACTAGGATGACAAGGAGTAACCGTGGGTCTATTTACTAACGACACACCAGATCAACCTACTCCTCCACCGTCCCAGCCAAAGCGCAAAAGAACTAAGTCAACATTTTCTCGTTCTACACAAATAATTCAGGCTCCAAAGCCTTCAACAATTTCATCTGTATTTACTAATACAGCACAGTCTGCAAGTTACTCAACTCCTAGAACTCTTACAGCTGCAGCAGCTCAAATTAAAGTCAATGACAAGGGTGAGTTTGAGCAATTTAGAATTCGTCGATCTGCTGGATCAAGTGCGTGGCAGTCAGAAGCATGGGAATATTATGACGCAATTGGTGAAATTAAATACGCTTTTAATTTAGTTGCCTCCGTTGTCTCTCGTATTCGTATATATGCTGCAGTAATTGATGATCCATCAGAGACTCCAATTTCTGTTCGTCAATCAGAATTAGTAGATGATCGTATAGCGGCTGCAGCAGAGCGTGCACTTGCACGATTAAATTCTGCATACGGTGGACAAGCAGGATTGCTTAGAGATGCCGCACTGAACCTTTCAGTAGCAGGTGAATGTTATCTAGTTCAAATGCCAAGCAAGCCATCTCAAAGATTGCCAGAGTCTTGGGACATTCGTTCTGTTGATGAAGTAACAACTGACCCTCGTGGCGGTTTTAATGTCATTGGAAGACGTGAACAGTCAACTACTACACAAGGTGGCATAGATAAAACTTCTAAGTTAGGTAAAGATGCATTTGTAGGACGCATTTGGCGTTCACACCCTCGCTTCTCAGATGAAGCAGACTCATCACTTCGTGGTTTGCTAGATCTGTGCGCTGAACTTCTTCTCCTCAACAGAACATTTCGTGCAACTGCACGTTCTCGTCTAAATGCAGGTGCTCTTTACTTGCCAGACGGACTTTCTGTTGCTTCACAAGGCGATGGTGATTTCCCTTACGACTCCGAAGACGGCATTGGTCCAAACTTTACTGCTGAAGAAGCAGAGGATGAATTCGAAGAACAATTAATGGATGCGATGACGACTCCGATTCGTGACGAAGAGTCAGCATCAGCAGTTGTCCCTCTTATCATTCGTGGTCCTGCAGAGCTTGGCGACAAGATTAAGCAGTTTAAGTTTGAGCGTTCATTTGACCCAGCATTAGCTGAGCGTTCTGATCGTGTTCTAGAGCGCATCTTGCAGGGACTAGATGTTCCAAAAGATGTTGTAACAGGTTTAGCAAATGTTAAGTACTCAAACGCAATGCAAATTGATGAGTCACTATACAAGGCGCACATCGAGCCACTTATGTTGCTCATTGCAGATGCTTTAACAGTTGTTTATCTTCGCCCATACCTTATTGCAAATGGTTATGAAGAGTCACAGGTAAATCGAATTGTTGTTTGGTATGACCCATCAGCAATTGCAACTCGCAATGACCGTGCATCAGATGCTGACTCAGGTTTTGATCGCATGGCAGTCTCTGCAAACACATGGCGCCGTGCTCATGGCTTCTCAGATGCAGATGCACCAACTCCAAAAGAACTTTCAATTAGACTTCTACAAGAGCGTGGTGTACTTACTCCAGAATTTACCGAAGCAATGCTTTCAGCAATTGCACCAGAGGTTATTAACACTGTTAGAGAACAACAGCAACAGTCTTCAGTCGCTCCAATTCCGCCAGAGCTACAGTCAGCTTTAGATGCGGCAACCCAAGGTGCAGAAGCAGCAGGAATTGATGCAGAGGCCCCCACAGAAGGGCAAGAGCAGTAATGTCTGACGAATCAATCGACATTGTAACTACCTCACTTGTATCTGCAGGAGACCCTTGCTGGGACGGCTATAAGCAAGTTGGAATGAAAAAGGGCAAAGACGGAAAAATGGTTCCTAACTGTGTTCCTGTTGATGCTTCAGATGATTCAGAGTTTGCAGCAAAGAAAAAAAGAACAATTTCTCAAACACCTGCCCCTAAAAAAGATCAAATTAAAGGTTCTAGCAAAAATAAAAAAGGATCTGCATCAGGAACTCGTAAAGTTAAATTTTCAGCAGCTGTAGAAAAGTCTTTGAAGAATAAAGTTGAAACTCATAACGAAAAAGCTAAAAAAGGTCGTCGTGCAACAGTTGGAATGTTAAAAGCTGTTTATCGCAGAGGTGCAGGTGCTTACAGCGTTTCGCATCGACCAGGAATGACTCGCAACCAATGGGCAATGGGTCGCGTAAATGCGTTTTTAAAATTGTTGAAGTCTGGAAAGCCATCAAACTCTGCATACACAACAGATAATGATTTACTGCCTTCTGGTCACCCACGTTCAACAAAGAAATCAAACTCCATTGCAGCTTCAGCAGGTTTGGTTCCTGAAGAGAGCGATTTAGCAGAAGCGCTAATCGAGATTGCAGACAAATATGGAAAATTTAATGAAGATGCCACAGGAATCTGGGCAGGATATACACCACCAGAAGAAAATGACGTCAGAGGTATCGGAGTCAAATGCTCTAACTGTGTTTTATACATGGGTAATAGCCAATGCCGAATCATCGAACTTGAAGTCGAAGACGAAGGTAAGTGTCGTTTCGCGGTTATTCCAGATGGCGTCGTTGATGTTGGAGTTCTCGAAGGGGAAAAACTTGGAAACGAAATCCAATCAGAACAAGAACTAGCAGAGCTTTCAGAACAGTGGAGTTATCAGGAAGAGCTAGAGTCTTTCTTAGGTAAAGAAGAAGACTACGAGTCACCAGAGCAAGCAATTCTTGCTATGGCTGAATATTCTGGCTATGGATATGAAGCAGAGCACGCAATTCGTGCATCTTGGCTTCGTGCAGTTCGTAATGGAGAAGATCCATTTAAAAGAGCATCTATCTTAGCTTCTTTAGGAAAAGAAAGTTTAGATGCAGACTTACTACCAAATGTAGAGAAGTAGTAAATGGATAATAAATCTCCAATACTTCATACTTCAGAAAGAGTATTTTCTACTAGAGAACAAGCTCGTATTATTAGATCTGAAGCCTTAGAAATTTTAGAAAAAGCAAACGAGTTCTCTTCCACATCACGTCGTGTAAGTAAAAGATCTGCTTATAAAGTAATTGCTAGATCTCTTGCTAAAAGCAAAGGACTTCCTTTTTCCATTCGTAAGTATCAAGCTTTTTCTGAGCTATCTACATACATAGCATTAGCTAAAAATAATAAAGTAGTAGGACTTACTGCTTTTAATACAGATTTACTTCCAATATCACACCCAAGATCAACAAGAGCTCATTCAATGACTGCAGCAGCAGTACGTCAGGCTCAGATTAATTGGGTAATAGACGATCCAAAGCTTAAAGATGACTCTGTAAAGACTCTACTAGCTTCAGCAATGATGTCTCACCCAGATTCACCAGAGCACATATATGCAATGAAGCGCATAGAACTTCTTCCACAAGGAACAGTTCCTCTTCAAGCTTTAGTTGCAGCATACGGAGATGGAAACTCTCGAGCCGCCCGTTCTGCTCGTGCAAAGCTACAGCGCCGTGACCGTAAGGGTCGATTCGCAGAGATGTTTGGAACATTTAAACTTATTCTTGGTCTTCGTGATGGCGGTAAGGCAAGTGCTACAGGTCGCATCTTAGGTCAAAACATCTTTAGTCCAGA